TATTAATCCTTTTTTGTTTAAGTTGTTATTGTTTTATCACGCTCATGTACTATCACTGTTTCATCCGCTTCGATTGCACCTAGGTCATAAGCTGTAAATGGCCCATACAATGTGTCTCCAGCCGACATATTTACACTTACTGCCACTGAACCAAGCGGGGTAACCGATAGTGCTATAGTATCTGCAGCTAATGGGGCAACAAATTGTATAGAATCTACTATAACTCCTGATACTGGAGCTGGATTAAGTATATTCCTATAAGTTGTTACATAAGGTGAATAAAAGGTCTTTTCTACTATTGCCATAATTTAATCCTCTACGTCGTATACTAGTGTGTAACAGGCTTGTGCAGTATTAAGGGTATCGCCAGATGCCCCTTCACTGCTATGTTTTATATAACTAAAGGGACCTGATAATGATGTCCCTACTAAGCATTTAATAGATACAGTGGTGCTAGGTGAAGCTGAATTAGGATATTTTACCTCATATTCAATCCAATCTGTTGCGTCATCACCCAAAGCTTTAATAAGCATATAATTCCCACCAGTAGCTGTATTTATATTAGCATTTGAAGCATGGTATTCAAGCCTAGTAATCTTAGGGTGGTCATATGTCTTTGGATATCCTGTTAATGCCATGTCTTGCCTCTCTTATAGGTTAAGAGCCCCGAAGGGCTCATAACCAGTTTATTAACTAACCTTATGATGGGTCAGCGCCTATACCACCAACTGTAACAGTGTCTTGCCCTGTAGCTGTATTTTCAACATATACAGTAACAACGCCTCCACCAGTAACATCCTCAACCTTAAGCATGTGAACACCTTTAGGAATAGAACATTCTTCTGCAGCTGCTGTAGTAGATACTAGTTCATATGTATATGCATCTGAAGCATCTAGTTCATTGCTAGCTGTATGAATCTTAACATCTTCAACAGGAACAATAAGTGCTCCTGCTCCTGCCAATGTAATGACGTCAGATGCTGTCGAATCTAGGGTTTGCGTATACTTAGTATAGCCCCCAGCTTTTGATTTAGTCCAAGCCATCTCAGCCCCCTAACTAAACTTAAGTACAGCGTGAGTTTCAGGAAGTGAAATCTCAAGACCAGCTTCAGTTATGATTTGGTCTTTTCTTCCGTCCATGTCATTCGCTTGCACGTTAGTTTCGATGAAAGTATCACGAGAAACACCGTTACCAACCAATGGTCGATAAGCAACATTCTTCATATCTACTGCAACTGCATAGTCTTCCCAAGGTCCACGCAATAGAGGTTCAGCTACAAAATGTAAGCTACCAAATATTGTATTTACCACAGTTACTTGATGACCAAATGCACCAGGGATGCTATTGATATCAAGACTGTATTGTGAAGAGCCTACTGAGTTATTCATGAATGAACCAGCACCAAGCTTGTTAAGATAAGTGATTACCTTACGTGAAGCTAATACAAGTTTATTACCAGAATTACCAGACTCAGGTGCAAAGAAGTCTTCCATTGCATCTAAGAAAGCATCATACCCAGATGAAGCATATGAAAAGTTATACACTTTACCATATTTTTCAGCATAAGGTACTACACCCCAAGTATAACGAGTAGAAGAATCATCAGCTGGAGATACCATGTCACCCATACCAAACAAAAATGCTTGTTCTAAGTCCATCTTATGTTCCATTAGCTTTTCTTGCCATACACGTTTGTACTCGTCAGCAATACCACGATAGCGAGTTGCCATTGCAGTACCAGAAAAGATATTCATGCCAGTCTTAAAGATTTGACAATAGCCTTCTCTGTCTTTTAATGAGTCTTCCCAACCAGTTGGCGATAATGTTGCTTCACCCCATGATGAGCCAATTACTTGACCTTTAGCATCATCAGCTAAAGTTATATTAGTACTATCAGTTAATGGGATTCCTATGACTGAGCCATATGTAACATCAGGACTTGCGGTATCATCAAATAATTTAATAGTTGTTCCGCTTGCGCTATGAGTAATAGGGCAATCGCTATTTAATTTGATATTAACAACACCATTTACACCACCAGTAGCTGTTTTAATTGCAATAACTGAACCAGGTACGATAAAATTACATGGTTGCTCTGCAAGTATGCTACCATTGCTATCATATCCACAATCTAATACCAAGGTAACATCGCCACCAGCAGCGGCAGGAGCAAACACACCATTTGTGATTACCATAGCATTCGTAATAGTTCCAGATGCTGCACCATCGACTGCGAAATTGCGTCGTTGCCATTGATGTCTTTGCTCTAAAAACTTAAAGACTGGGTCGTCAGTTGCTTTTTTTGCTACCTTAGAAAGGTACACAAAGAAAGGTGATTGTTGAGGAGCAAGTTCTGCTACTCTTTCTCCGAAGTTAAATATTCTTCGGTTGTTATCTATACCAATGCCAGTTACTGCGGCACCAGAAGATGTACTAAGTACATTTGCCATTATATTCTCCTAAAAGAAATTATTAAGTCCAAGGATTCTTGGAATTAAATGAAGTTATCAAATCATCCATAACTTGTGACCCTTCAGAACGCGTATCATGTCCACTCTCTCCAGTCACAACACCCATAGGTGATGGTATAGATTGAGCATTCTGAGTTTGAGTAAATGTAGCACTAGGACCAGCATTAACTGCAGGAGCTTGTGTTGGTTGACTCTTTTGCATTCTGTATAGATTCACCAAGTTATCCATTGTAATGGACTCAGGTTTACTCATGGTAGTTATGAACTCACGCGCATCCGCATCATTAAACCCATAGTGACCAGTAACATGCTCATATACTTCTTGAGACTGTCTTTGGTTATCTTGTTGGATTCTTTGACGTTTCATTGCGTTTTTACGGTTCTTCTCTTGCCCATCTAGGCGCTCTTGAATAACCGCGACTTCATATTGACCTTTAAGTTCAGAATACTGAACCATGTCATCTCTCCATGACTCTACTGAGTCTAAATATTGAGCACTTTCTGATTGGGGGTCAGTGTAAGCTTCATCCCGAGAGAATGCTCGTGGTTTTTCTGGCTTAGGAGGGGCGGGTGGAAATTCTTGAACTTCTGGTTCAGTCGGCGGCGTTGGTACTGCAGCGGGCGCTTGAGGTGCAGCTTGCGCTGTCTTAAGCTGTTGCTGTAGAACTGATAGTTCATTTTCCCGTCTGGCTGCTTGTGACTGCCAATACTCAAATCTTCGGTCATCATTCTTGGCCTCATAAGCCTCGCCTGTTTGACCTGCTTCCACTGGAGCTTCAGGTGTTCCCTCTACGGGAGCTGGAGTTCCATTTACCTCTTCAGAGCTTGAAAAAGCCTCTGCAACGGTAAGACTATTATCTAAGGAGCCTTCATCAACTGGTGCGCCAAATGCTCTTTCATCAACATTTAATGCGGGATTAGCTGATTGTTGGGTATCCTGATTCATTTCTTCCATCGTTTACTATCCTTTACTATTCACTGCCCGATTTGCCTCCCGGGGTAAGTGACATTTCTTTCAAGCGTGACGAAATATCGCGCTTTTCTGAGGCAAGTGTGTCATCAAGCCGTTTTCCAAACAGGGTACCAGCAGCTTTCGCTTTATTACTGACACCATCCAAGTCTGATTTAAACTTCTCAACTTCCACCTTTTTACGCAGACTAACAGCTTCTCTATCGCGAGTTTGTAAGTCGCCACTAAGCTCTTTAATCTGTTCTTGAGCTTGCTGAAGTGCTTGTTGCAATTGAGCAATCTCATCTTGACGTTGCATAACACCTTCGATATCAAAGACTTCAGTTTTCTTAAGAACTTCAACTCTGTCAATGAGACCTTTTTGATATGCATCCATGTAAAACTCTAATTCAGCGTATCTATTAGTAGGTAGAGTGCTGCCTGATATATATACTACATCATACATGCCTACCGTTATGTCATTAAATATCTCAATTTCGCCAGTTTTATCATCAACAAGCTTTTTATTTAATACATATTCAGAAAGAGAGTTATTAGGTTGTATTACCCTAAATACTTTCTCTCCAGTAAATAGTTGCTGCATCATAGGTATAGCGACTTGAGCAACACGAGTAAGTGCTGCTTCTACGTCTGCTAGCTTTGATTTAATTTTTCTTTGTCCAAATTCATCTAAGGATATAGTAGCCTTGTATGTCTGTGGGGCTACTGAAGAATTACCCATCATCATCTCATATAAGCCTAATTGATGGTCAATATCATTCTTAGCTGATTGTTCATTACTATATAATTCATTAGGTAATGGACTAGGCTGTACTGTAACTGGAGCACCATCTGTAGGGTCATAAGGTATTGCAACCCCTGGTTGAGCCCATTTAGCCTCAAACTCAGTCATATCAACCGAACCTTCTGGAACAAGTATCTTAGTATTAGTACTTGTCGTCGCATGAGCTATAATTAAAGAGCGAGTCTTGTTTATATACTCCTGCATTCCTTTTACCATGCGTACGTCTGAGGTAGGATAAGGAGTTCTGGTGTGCATATTTACCATAGGGACTATAGGATACTTATCCGTAGGTAGGATACGTGAATAGAGATAAGCATCTCCCATCATTGCACACATCTTGACTCGCTCAACTGTAATCTTAACAACTTGAATAACCTTTTTGTCTATCAAGTATTCAAATGTAACTTGCTCAATAGGAGGCTTTGGGGGAGGAGCCTGTATAGCTGTATTAGGGTCTCCGCCTTGCTCAACTAATTGTTGAACCTGCATCATTTTTTGTTGTTCATACTGTTGTTGCATTTGCTGCAATAATTGCTGCACCTGCTCTTCGTCTGTTAAAATCTGTTCACCATTAACAATCCATGCAGGTTGCTGTATATATTGTTCCCATTCTGACTCATCTAATAACTTTTCATCACCACTAAATGATTCATATACGCGGCGTTTCGGGATACGTAGCTTATAATAGCGTTCATATCCTCGTATGTAATCTTGTTCGCTTACCGTGCCAACATCTTCAGGAAATTGTGCAGAATAGTTATCATTCGACCTGCCAGTCTCTGGTGCGTTAAAATCAATATCAGAGCTTGCGTTCTCAATAGCATCCTTATACATCGGATATAGGCGTTTTGCCTGACTCTTAGTAAAAAGACGCGAAACGATAATATTCTCTGCGTCATCAAACAACCTATCTCTTGAGTTTGGGTCTATATAAACATCCATCGGGTCAATGTCTTTAATCTTGACCTCTCCCTTACCCATATCAGCTAGAGGGTCTTGATAAACCTGAATAAGCCCCATACCAGCTACATAGTAGTCATCTACTGCTGTTCTAATAACTGTACGCCCATCTGATATATCGTACATATATGCAAGAAGTGCAGACATGACTTGTGCAACTCTATTATCAGAATCTTCTCTAGGAGCCACTCTAAACGATGGTCTATTAGCCGTAATCATTGCCTTAGCTGATTCAACAGCTGGGTGGATACGGTTAACAACTACAGCAGCTTGGCCTCTACCCTTTAGGATATCTTCCTGCTCCTTAGTCCATTGTCGTCCTAACCGAAATTCTCGGTCCTCTTTAACGTGTCTTGCCCAAGTGTCTCGTTGAGTAGAATACCGTTGATATAGGCTCTGAGTCTCATCAACTAGCTTTTTAGGGTCTACACCCTTAATATTAGGTTCTGCCATAGCCATAATCTACCACTTAAAGTACCATCCAATCAAGAACTATTTTTGTTTTTGTTGATTTTTCTGCATTTTCATCAAATTCTTTGTGTCTGCAGGGCTTTGCGCCGTCTAAAGCCATATATATCGCGTCCATTACATCATCATGCTGACCTTTAGGATAAGACAGAAACTCTTTTTCTGCCTCTATATCTTCTGGTCTGAAGAAAAACTGTCCTCTAGCAAACATAGGCACCAACGATAAAAGCCGTTCAGATTTGCGGTTTCGTGGCTTAACTCCTCGCTCGAGTCCAGGTATGTATAAACTTTCTTCTTGCATGAGCTGCCTAACTGCTGTTCTAAGAGCCTCTTGATAACCCACTGTTTCAATTTTCATCCTCCTCGGCCTATATTTCTTGTAGACGTCTATAATCGTTTGTGGCTGTCTATCAGGCGTTATCTTATCTCGATATAACCCTAATAAGTACTTATTATTCTCATTATCTATACCAACAGTAGCAATAACGAAGTAATCAGCTCGCGCAGATAATGAAGATGCTGGGTCAACCCCACAATATACCTCTACTGGTATAACCTTCCTATCCTCACCTGTTTCCTTTACAATACAAGATTGTCCATTAATAATCTCATAATCATATTGATGTCTTTTCATCCATTCCGGCTTAAATGGTGCCGTCTCTGGGTCTTGAGCTATATTCATATACTCTTGGAAAAATCCATTAAGATTGCCCACAGAAGAGTATTCTTCCTTTATTGCTTCTATTCTAGACATTGGGAACCGTGCAGGCCATAATAGCTTGCCCTCACCATCTCCCATAATAGAATACCATAATACTCGCCACGCGGAGGACTCCTTTACCCAATATAAGAAGCAATCCTCAGATATAACAGTGCCAATCATTACAATCTTACCTTCATCAGATAAAGACGGTATAACAGCTTCTGTCATCCATTTTCTGTTCTTCATACGGGCTTCAGGAGTAAACGCATTTAATTCAGACTCGAAGTCGTCTACAATTATCAGATTAGGCCGTGTATCACCCTCAATAAACCCCCGTACACGTTGCCCAGTACCAACTGCGACAATTCTTGTACCATTAGCTAGTACTATGTCAGTGTTAGTCCAACGTTTTGCTGTATTAAAGCTCATATCTCCAAATAGCTCTTTATACTGCGTAGAGTTATTTAAATGGTATTTAATACGACTAAGGAAGTTAATTGACTGTGCTTGTGACTCTGATATAATTACAATAAACAAGTCTTCATCGCTCCGCTTGAATGCGGCTTTCCACAATGGAAATATAAGCGATGTTGTTGTTGATTTTGCAGTTCCACGAGGGGCAGCAATCGCCACCCTTCGCTCTTCTGGATTAGCTAGATTTTGGTACACTTCTTTATGGAAAGGAGGAATCTCCTTGTTTAGTGCGGTAGGAAAGCAAGAGCGGCCAAAAAGCGCCATATTTCTATAGAGCTTCTCATAAACCTTCTTCTTGCTATACTCTTCTTCGTAATCCATTATTCTTCTTTATACTTGACCTCTCCTGACTCATCATCAAAAGTAGTTCTAGTAGCAATAATACGCTGCTCTTCCTCTATAAGCTCATCTAAGAGCTTAGTTGAAGAAGAAGCTTCTATTTTGTCTGTTGTTTTAATAAGGTGTTTATCCTTCATCCCATGCATATCCTGCAGGTTATCAACAGCTCTAAGTAAATTTGTGATATCCTTCTTGTCACTGGCCATAGCAATAGTCTTTTCCAGCAATTCAAGGGTATATTTCTCGGTTAGCCCGTGCTCTAACAATAATCCTTGTAATTCATCTCTTACCATACTCTTAAATACCTCTGATTTCATTGTGCGCTTCCATTTTCTGCGCTCCATATCATTTACAGCACCCATAGCCCACTCTATAGCCAAGTCATAGTCTGGTTTTAGAGCGAACATAGTCGCCAAGTTCTTCATTTTGTCTTGGCCCGACTGAACTTCAATATAACTTTTCCCGCTAAATGTGACATTGGTCTTACGACCCTTAACATTAAGCTTCTTACTACTATACTTAGGATTAAAAAAAGTGTAACCCCAAGGAAAACGCAGGTAAGTGTTAGGAATGTCATGATTGCTAGGATACAGTCTTTTAGAGATAACCAATGCGACGTATTTATCATCAGAGAGCGCATACTGCTTAGCCTCGGCATCTTTCCAGTAGACATAGTCTATCCCCTTTTCTTTAGCTTCGTCTTCTCTATATATGCTATAAGTCGTAGGGTTCTTATCTCCCCTATGATGTATATTAACGCTGTACAAATACTACCACTTAACTTTATCAGCCCAGTAGGCAGCAGACATCTTACCTTTTTTAATATTCTTACCATGCCTAGCTTTAAATGACTTACGTCTTGCCTTTTCCTTAGCAGGTTCTCCTGCTTTAGGTTTACCCGCTGTTTTGACACCTTGTTGCCCAAATCTTATAGTCTTAGTAACGTCACCTACTTTAGCTACAACTACATGGGATTTAGTCTTATGTCCAGGTGTTTTCTTAGGCTTGTTATAACCAGAGACTCCTGCATTTTTTAACTTACTATCCTTGGCTGTAGCCATTATTTCTTCTTCTTCTTCTTTTTAGTAGCTGTTTTCTTTTTAGGTGGTCGTCCCACTGTTTTACCGTATGTACCTTTACCGTATGGCATATATTTATCCTTTTTTAAAATGTTCCATGCTGTGGTCAAAAGACCGTATTACATATCATCCGTTAGGCCTAATACGTCGTCACGTCCCCAGCTTCTAGTTTTCTTGTTAAATATCTCAGAACCCTTCCTTAACGCCTTCTTTGAGCCCCTAACTACCCTATTCGCTATATCTAACATATCATTTGGCTTCATACCTAGATGCCTTGCAGAAGCAGCCATCTCCTTTATCATGCCCTTACGGAACTGTCGCATAATTATCATAGCTATCTTAAGTGGCATCTTTAAAATGCTCCATACTATGGTCAAAAGACCGTATATGATGAACTCTATCAGCTTCAGCGCCAGCCCAGTGGTAGTCTGCCCACCATTCAGGTAAGTTATTAATAGTCAGGCCTTTAAAGCTTGCTTTAGGGTGATATCGTACATTTCCCAAAAACATCATACTTTGAGCTTCTTTAGTCAATTTTGATGCATCCACACCTTTTATGCCTATATTAGCCCAAGAAGGGGTATCTATCTCATGCTTAACAAACCACCTAAGTAGCCGTTTCATAGCAGTCTCACCACCTTGTTGATACCCTTCTTCAAACTGAAAAAGGCCCCTACCGGGACCTCCACCTATTTGCTTGCAGTCTACTACACCTCTGGATTCATGCCATGCTATTCTAGCCATAACGCCCTCTAAAAAGTCTTCAGACCGCCCATACCGTTCTCCGATATGCTTTAATACGTAATTATATAGATTATCCATAGCCAAATATACAACTATAGACACCTATAATACAAGTACTTTATATAATACTGTCACATAGCAGCTGCTAATGCACTGTCACCATCATTAAATGCTTTTTAAAACCTAATGACAACGGGCCGCTTAAATGTGCCTTATTGTCTCGCCATACAGTGCTCCAAATTTACACCCAAAGTGGGGGGTAAGTCAAGAACTTTCTTTTTTTATTACAAAAAAAATACAGGATTACTGTACCCAGGTCTTAACAAGGTTTAACAATCAAGAGCATAAAAGGTTGATTTCTAAAAATTTCATTTAGAATGTGGTTACGTGGTATACTACACACCGCACCCCGTTGAAATAAGGGTGCACGGGGGGCCGATTCCGTTGAAAACTGACGTTGAGTCAGTTCTCCTGACGTCACTACGTTCAACGCAAGTACTGTCGACCTCCCGCTTCCCTTATGAACCCAACGTTGTGAGGTGATAGTCACTCGGTGACGGAGTCACCCTCGCTCTCCCCTGCTAACTCTGCGAGTTTTCATATAGAATATGACGACTTTAACCTTATAATATAAATAGAGAAAGGACATATATTATGTTCAAAGAAATACTAACTGCACTTATTTCTGTGTCCACCACAGGTAAGCATAAAGACGTAATCTTCAATAAGAATACCAAGGATAAACCTACGGGAAAAGGTTTAAGAGTAGATATTGCCACTGGCGCAGTAATGCCAGCAGGTTTAGAAGCCAACCTGTCCGTAATCGGATGGGCTGCTATCTACAACCAGTTCCCGGAGCTTTACAATGGTAAGATGCAATCAGCATCGATAGTCATCGGACCAGAAGCCTGCTTTGGTAGTGCGTCAAGCGACTCCGTGGACCTCGATATCGAGGATTATGGCATCCAAGAAGACTAAGTCTTCTGCGTTAGATTAACAAGTGTCTCCCTTATGGGAGGCATTTGTTTTTTATTATGCATCTTTCCAACAACCGTTGATGCGTGTATTATACTATTTTACCACACATAAAGCAAGTAGACAGGCGTAACCAGTCGTATAGTCTTAGGAGGTTGAATGATACCTACGCTTGCTTTTAATGTTACATAAACCAATAAGGAGAAGTATGACTGTATACTTAGTATACTCTGATACTGTTGAATTTACAAAGGCTAATGAGATGTATCTTAGCCCATGTGTTCAAGCTGTATTC